GATGATATTCAAAAAGAAAAAGATAGTAGTTGATGCATTTACTTTCAATGAAAATATTGCAAAGTATCCAATAGAAAAAACATCAAAATATCTTCCAGACTGGTTTAAAAAATTAAAACCGGTACATAATATAGATGAAGATAATCATCATTTAAAAGTTTCTACATTTAAAAAATGTGATGGAATTGGAGATTTAATTAATAATACATTTGCTCTACCTTTATGGGCAGACTTAAGTATTATAGTAAATGACGATGGAATTTATGAATGGAAATATCCGTCTCCTCCATATAATTATGGCATGGAGCAACATCCAGATTATCATTTACAAGGAGCATTTGATCCATTAGTACATGCTAAGATTAAATCTCCTTGGATATTAAAAGAAAAAACTGGAGTAAATTTTTGTCAAATACAAGGTTTTTATTCTTTTAATAAACAACCATTACAAATTCCACCAGGTATTGTAAATTATAAGTATCAACATTCAACACATATTAATATGTTTTTAGAACGAAGTAAAAATTACTTTTTTGAAGTTGGCACTGCAATGGTATATTTACTTCCTATGACTGATAAAAAAGTTGAAATTAAAACTCATGTTGTTTCTAAAGAAGAATATAATAGTTTATCTCAATTAAGTGCTCCACAAAAATTTATGGATGCGTATAAGGAAAGAAAGAAATGTCCGATTTATGGGAACAATTAGATAAGTATGCTAAACGATTAGAGTTAACCTTTGATCGTCATATGACTAGAATTGATAATCCTCTATATACCGATGATTTAAAGTTTGAAGGTTGGAAAGATTTATTTTGGAAATCTTGTTTTATTCGTAAAGCGCACCTTAAAATAATTGATAATAGAGAAACACAAAAGCTTTGGTTAATGCATATTAACATTTATCCAAAAGTTGGTATTGAACTACCTATTTTAGGATTTGATATTGTTGCAGGACCAAATAAGATTACAGGTTCTTTTATGGATTATTCTCCATTGCATGGTTATGATCATCCATATAATACACATATGAAAGAAGTTGTTTCTAAATTAGAATGGAAAAGATCTCGTGAATTACCTGATTGGGCTTTAGAAATATTTTCAGAAGATATGATTGCAGTAGGTAATATTAGAGTTGGAGAAGAATTAGATCAATTTATTAAAGTAACTGAAGAATTAACTGATTATTATTTAAATAATATGTTTGCTCATGCAGCAGATGAAGACAGAGATACTACCGAGCATTTAAACAAATATTGTATTAATCAAAAGAAAAATCCACACTTACACAATTCTATTTTAAAGATGGGTATTTCTGAAGAGTTAAAAGATAAGTACATAAACAATATTTTATTTGAAGAAATAGTTGACATTACAGAAAATTAGTGTATAATAGATATATAATCGAATTAATAAAAGGAGACAAAAGTGGGTATGACAACATCAGGGATGTGGCCAAACACATTACTTAAAGAAAGAGATGGTAAAACATTAAAAGTAGAAATTTTTGAAAGTTCGGATGGATCTTCGTGTAAATTTTATATTAATGAAGAGTTAGTGGCAGAAGAAATGTACCCTTTAAAATCTCGTCAATGGGCAGAAGATGCTGCAGAAAATTGGCTTGATGGTATTAAAACACTTAAAGGATAATTATGTTAGTCACGCCAAAAACTCCAGAAAGGATTCATCATGAAATAGAAGGCATGTTAAAGAAAGGTGTAAGTTATATAGATGCTCTATGTGAATATGCTAGAATTAATGAAATAGAAATAGAAGTTATAGCAGATATTGTTAAGAAATCAACCATATTAAAGGAAAAAATAAAGACCGAAGCAGTTGAGCTGAGGATGGTACATTCAGATGATACAGACATCACTAAGTTATGCTAATGAAAAGTCGTTTGAGTATTACGTAAAATATTTAGCACTCAAACAACATTTTTCAAGCGATTATGATTTCCATAAGTATAATGGAAAAATAAGAGCAAATTTTGATAAGTATCGTACTAGAAATGATTGTTATTTCTTTGAAAAATTATCAAATAAAGATGATCCTATAAATCTAATGGTTGCTAATATGATAGTAAAACCAAATGTTTGGATAAGAGAAATTATAGAACAAGATGGTGAAGAAAGATATATTGAATGGAAAAAGAAAATACAATCACTATCAAAAGTATTTAAAACAGATTTGAATAATTTACAAGATAATTATCAACAAAACTTTGTATCAGTAGACGGGCAACATCCATATGTAATTACTGCATATATGCAAAGAAAAATTAGTTTGGAGACGTTAACTATATTAGCAAAGATTTCTAATATATTTCCATATTGGGAAGAAAAAATAGTTGACAAATTCATAGCAGGTGATATAATTAAACTAATAAAAAATTATTCACCATTTTTAGAAATTGACGAAAAAAAGTTCAAAAAAATTATACGTGAACGTTTTTTCTGATATAAATAAGTATGTAGGTTATCCTACGTATATAACGCAATATAAAAATACAACGCAATATAAGGAGAAATGATATGTCATTCGACGCACTCAAAAAGAATCGTTCAGCTTCGCTCGATAAACTGAACAAACAACTAGAAAACATTTCACAAAAATCTTACTCAGATCCTAACGAAGGAAAGTTTTGGAAGCCAACTCGCGATCAAGCAGGTAATGGTTTTGCAATCATTCGTTTCTTGCCAGCACCTAATGGTGAAGAAATGCCTTTTGTACGTATCTGGGATCACGGTTTCCAAGGTCCTACAGGTCTTTGGTATATCGAAAATTCTCTTACTACTTTAAATCAAGATGATCCTGTATCAGAATACAATGGTAAACTTTGGAATAGTGGTGTTGAAGCTGATAAAGAACAAGCACGTAAACAAAAGCGTCGTTTGAAATATGTCGCTAATATCCAAGTTATTAAAGATTCTGCTAATCCAGCAAATGACGGTAAAGTATTCCTTTATCAGTTTGGTAAAAAGATCTTTGATAAATTGAATGATCTTATGAATCCACAATTCGAAGATGAAACACCAGTAAATCCATTTGATCTATGGGAAGGTGCTAATTTCCGTCTTAAGATTCGTCAGTTCGAAGGTTATCCTAACTATGATAAATCTGAGTTCGAAGCTCCATCACCTCTATCTGAAGATGATGCAGTGTTAGAATCGATTTATAATCAAGAGCATTCATTGCAAGATTTGATTGATCCTAAGAATTTTAAATCTTATTCTGAATTGAAAGCAAAATTACACCGTGTACTTGCACTTGGTGAAGCTCCAATTGAACCTTCTACAGCAGAAGATAATATTGAAGCAGATGATCTAGATCTAAGTAAAATGGGTAATAATGAGAAAGTAGCATCTGCTCCAGAAGCTCCTGCTGCACCTCAAGAGTCATCAGCAATGAATATGGCAGATGATGACGATGATCTTTCAATTTTCAAGGAACTAGCAAATGGCTAATAAAACCTACGAAGAGCTCTTAGACTTTGACTTTGGCTTCAGCTTTATCGACGAGGAACTCGAAGAAAAACAAGCTGCGGCCGAAGAAACCATTCAACAAGTCAGTAGCGAAAAGCAAACTTTAGAAGATCAATTAACTGACGCTAAAGTAAAAGCTGACGACCTTGAATATCGTCTAGAACTTTTATATAAATCAATAACACCGTTTTTAGACAATTTATGTCAAAATGCGGATAAGTCAACAATTTATTGGCCTGATCGTGTTTCAAAGATTAATGCCTATAAAGCAAAACTATTAACAATTGTAGATGGAGGGTCTTAATGAGTCTATTAGATAAGATTGTAAAAAATAGTACCATTAAAATGACTGCTCCTATTGCAGAGTCAAAAGTTTTTGGTAAAAAAGATATGGCACCAACATCAGTGCCTATGGTAAATGTTGCATTATCTGGTAATTTAGATGGTGGTTTAACTCCAGGACTTCTTGTTCTGGCTGGACCATCTAAACATTTCAAATCTGCTTTCGCTCTTTTAATGGCTTCAGCATATATGAAAAGAAATCCAGATGCAGTATTATTGTTTTATGATTCAGAGTTTGGTACACCACAAGCTTATTTCGAATCATTTGATATTGACATGAATCGTACAGTTCATACTCCAGTTACAAATGCTGAAGAACTTAAATTCGATATTACTTCTCAACTTGATAAGATTGAAAAAGGCGAGAAGGTTATTATTGTAATCGATTCAGTTGGTAACCTTGCATCTAAGAAAGAGGTTGAAGATGCACTTGACGGTAAATCAGTTGCTGATATGTCACGTGCTAAAGCACTTAAATCTCTATTCCGTATTGTAACACCGCATTTAAATCTTAAAGATATTCCACTTATTGCAGTTAATCATACTTACAAAGAGATTGGATTATTCCCTAAAGATGTTGTGTCTGGTGGTACAGGTATTTACTATTCAGCTGATGCAATTTGGATTATTGGTCGTCAACAAGATAAAGTTGGTACAGAAATTCAAGGTTATCATTTTGTAATTAACATCGAAAAATCTCGTCATGTTAAAGAAAAATCTAAGATTCCTATTACAGTAAGTTGGGAAGGTGGTATTCAAAAACTATCTGGACTTATGGAAGTTGCTGAAAAAGGTGGATATATTATCAAACCAAAAGTTGGTTGGTATCAAGCTGTAGATCCATCTACTGGTGAAGTTATTTCTGGCGATAAAAATTATCGTGCGAAAGAAATAGTTGACAATCCAGAGTTTTGGGATATAATATTTAATAATACAGATTTTAAAGATTATATTAAAAATGCTTTTTCAGTGGGAGGAAGTGTTATAATCTCTGATGATGAAACAGTGACTGAAGACGTAAAGGATGATTGAAAAAACAGTAATATCAAACCTAGTATTTAATGAAGACTATTATCGAAAAGTATATCCATATGTACAAGTAGAGTACTTTGATGATAATAGTCTGAAAAAAATATTTGAAACCTATTCTACATACGTAGAAGAATTTAAAGAGCCTCCTTCAATAGAGGCTCTCAAAATTTCACTAGATAAGAGAAAAGATTTAAATGAAGATGGATATAAAGAAGTTATGTCCACCGTGGATTCTCTTGCTCTAGATAATGATACAAACATTGACTGGCTAGTTTCTGAAACTGAGAAATTCTGCCAGGATAAAGACTTGTTTAACTCTATTCGTAAAGCAATTTTGATCATGGATGGTGAAGACAAAGTAAATGAAAAAGGTTCTATTCCCGAACTTTTATCTAAGTCTCTTTCCATCAGTTTTGATAGTTCGATTGGTCATGATTTTATTGATGATGCTGATAGTCGTTATGACTTCTATCATAGAAAAGAAGAACGACTACCTTTTGATATTGAGATGCTGAATAAAGTTACCAAGGGCGGGCTACCACGTAAGTCCATGTCAGTACTCCTTGCAACGACTGGCGGTGGTAAGTCTCTCGTCAAATGTCATATGGCTGCTTCTTATCTAATGCAAGGTAAGAACGTAGTTTATATTACTATGGAAATGGCAGAGGAAAGAATTGCAGAGCGTATCGATGCTAATATGATGGATACTTCTCTTGATGATTTAAAAATTATGCCAAGAGATGTATATGAAAAACGAATTAATCGTATTAAAGATAAAACAACTGGTAAACTTGTTGTAAAAGAATATCCAACTGGTTCTGCTCATGCTGGACATTTCCGACATCTATTAAATGAATTAAAGATGAAACGTGGATTTACTCCAGACGTTATCTTTATTGATTATTTAAATATATGTGCTTCATCTCGAGTTAAAGGCGCGGCTCAAGCAAACTCTTATACACTTGTAAAATCAATTGCAGAAGAAATTCGTGGTCTTGCAATGGAGTTTAATTGCGCTATTGTAACATCTTCTCAATATAATAGAGATGCTTATGGAAACTCTGATGTAGATCTTACAAATACTTCAGAATCTATGGGTATTACTCATACCGCGGATTGTATACTTGGTATTATATCATCTGAAGATCTTGATAATCTTGGCCAAATTATGTTTAAACAATTGAAAAATCGTTGGAATGATTTGAACTATTATCGTAGATTTGTAGTTGGTATTGATAGATCTAAAATGCAAATATATGATCTCGAAGATAATGCGCAACAAAATATTCAAAATGATAATCCAACTGCTAATACAACACCAAATGGACCAGCTTTTGGACAATCTAAGAAAACATTATTCTCAGCAGGCGGCATTGTATAAATATACCTAAACAGTAAAGGTATAACAATGAAGGGTTTTAAAAAATATATCAATGAAACAGTTGGCGTGGGCGGTCTTGCGTATGAAGCAAAAGTACGTAAGTCTGTAATTCAAACTTTAAAAAACAGAGCGTTTTCAAAAGATAAACGTATTACTCTTAAACCAGACAATGCTGGTGGATTTGCTTCTAATGTAGTAGATATGTACCTTACTTTAGATGGTAAAGATGTTCCTGTAGAAATTAAAATGGATAAAGATGCTCAAATGGGCGGACCATCTGTTAAGATTAATAAAGGAAAACCATACGGACTTTCAAAAGCAGGTGAAGATCTTGAAGATGATGTACAAGAAATGATTATCAATGCTGTTAAGTCAAAAGAAAGACCTATCAGAAATTATATCAAGCAAATGAAAACGCTAGAGCCAATTGAGCTGCATAAGCAAGCTGGCGTATACGAAGTTCCATTCAAAACAACAAAAGAAGCTTGGGCAATATTACAGAAAAAAGGTTTACTCAAACCTATCAATACTATAGTTAAATATAATACTAAATTTATTCATGATTGGTATGCAAGAAAAAAATGTTATTATATTCAAATTGGTAAATTGGGTATGTTCTATTTACAAAAAAATCCATTAGGTTTAAAAATTCCACAACTTAAAGCAGATATAGAAATTTATGTTCGCTT